TACGAATCATGTGTGCTGAACTGCGATCCTTCTTTGTCAGCTTGTTTGGAAAATCGCCGCGGTGCGGGCGGTCTCCATGGCTTTGTCTCGGGATCCTACGAAAGGCCCGGAAAATTCAGACAGCAAGATTTCCTAACGACTTGTTTGGACGGGGCAACCCGTCCTCTCAGCGTTTCTTCGGGTCTTACTGTTGTACAAAGCGCGGGGAAGCCTCGCCCTCTTAGCAAATTCTCGGCGGACGCGATCCACTTGAGACCGCTGCATGCAGCGATCTATGATAGACTGTCGCGCGAGAAGTGGCTTTGCCGAGGCGATTTTACAACTGACGTCCTACAGCGTGCTGGTTTTTCTTTTGTCTCTGGTGAGACTTTGACTTCGGGGGATTACAAGAGCGCCACGGACAACCTTTCTATAGAGGTTGCCGAGGCTATTCTTGACGAATTGCTTAGGTCCACGGTCTCTGTGCCTGGATCGATGAAAGCATACGCCATGAAAATCTTGCGTCCCACGTTGTTCAACCTTGAGCACGGCATAGATGATTTTTGTCCTACGAGAGGTCAGATGATGGGTTCTTTTTTGTCTTTCCCTTTACTTTGCTTGCAGAACAGGATCGCTTTCCTGTATGCCGGCGATAGTGTCGGGATTGACAATTCGGAGTTTCCATGTCTGATTAACGGCGACGATATCTTGTTCCGTTCCGGTCCGCACTTCAGTGCGCACTGGATGAACATTGTCTCATCGTTGTCGCTAGAGGTTGAAAAGACTAAGACTTCCGTTTCCCCGGAGTACGGTTCGCTTAATTCCACACTTTGTGAGCGTCGAGGCGCTTTCTATCGTGTGGTTGCGACTGTCCGTATGGGAATGCTGCGGGAGTCCGAATCTCTTGATACCCTCTCAAAAGGTTTTGATGATTTTATTGCTGGATTAAAGGGGTCACTCCGCTTTCGGGCGGCGATGGCCTGGTTCAGCTGGAACATAGGAAAAATTAGACCCTTAGGTCTGACTACGCACGACTTGGGCTTCAGGGGCCCGCTTGCGTACAGAGCTACAAAGAGATTCGGCCTTCGTTGCGGCCCAAGTAATCGGACTGTACCGAGTTTGAAGATAGATAACGGGTTGACGCTCGCCTGCGAGTACGTCGATGCCGATTTATTAGATGACGAGGAAAAGAAAG